AATTTAACTGTATATCCAGCAAGTTCAAATGCTATAAGTACTTATTATGATGGAATACTAAGAGGAACTGATTATGAGTTAAAAACAGATAATTATATAACATTACAACCTAAATTTTTAGGAATGGATATATGTGTACCTGGTTCATTAGTAACAGGAAACGACCAAGCAAAATGCTTAAAATATTATTTTGATTATGCTAGTAACTATAAAATGAGATTTAGTTATGGTGGTAATGCAAGAAGAACAGCAGGGCAAACAGTTAAAGTAAATTTACCAGAATATAATAGAAGTATGAATATATTTATAGAAAAAATAACATTTAAATATGATGGTGGATTAACTTGTGATGTAGAAGGAGTTGATGTTAAAGATGGAAATTAAAAAATATAAAAGCACAGATACAATAGAATATGATAATTTAGCATATATAAATGATTACTTATTTCAATTTTATATGACTAAAATAAAAGAGGTTTTTCACTGGGACCCATTCATACCTTATCCAGAATATACTTATACAGTATTTAGTTTAAATGAAGTATTAACATCAACTAAATTTAATAAAATAAATAAAGGTATACAAGATTTTAGAGATTATTATTTTACACCAGAAGGATGGAAAGATTTAAAAGTATATGAAAATATAAATAATGTTACTGTATCACAAATAAATGACTGGTACACTGATTTAAAACTAATAGATGAAAATTATAGAGATATGTTTAATCATAATATATGGAATATATGCTATTTGCTAAAATGGAATGAAGATAGTACAATAGTAGTAGAATGGGAGGATTAATATGGCAGAAGTAAAATTTAAAAGAAAATCAACAAGTGAGATAGAGAATTTACCAGTAGAAGATGGTTCATTTATAGTAGATTATGAAACAGGTAAAACATATATGGATTATGGTAATGATAGAATATCAACAGGTGGTGGTTCATCACCAGCAGGAGATGCAATACCAACAGGATTAGAAGCAGAATATACAGGTTCTACAGCACCAGAAGGATGGATACAAGTAGATGAAAAAGCAGAAATATTATGGACTAATTCAAATCCAGCAAGTGATATTACAACACTGAATATAACACTAAATAGTTCAAATTATGATATGATTTTATGGTTATGTAAGGAAGCCACTACTTTAAATACCTTAATATCAGGATATAGTATAAAAGGTTATGGTGTAAAATTTAATAATATAAATGGTAATGGAACTGATAGAAGAAGACAAATAGATTATAATAGTGATACTTCATATACAATACAAAATGCTTATGCACAAGATGGTAGTAATCCAAACGGTGCTTTGATACCTATATATGCAATAGGTTATAAAACAGGATTATTTAGTTAGGAGGAAATAATATGAGAATAAGAAAAGTAAGTGAAACACCTATACCAACAGATACAGCAGAAATAATAGATGGATATAGTACAAGTACAACAAATGGATATAGTGCAAATTATATTAATAATAATTTTGAAACAAAAGGAACTTTATTATGGACTAATCCAGACCCAGATAATAGTTTTTCACAACGAATAGTTACAATACCAACACTTCCTGACTATGATGAATTTGAAATATTTTATTATGATAGTACAAGCAGAAAAGCAGTATCAAGTACAAAGTTTTTAAATGGAAAATCAGTAAATATGATGGCAGTATTTCAATGGGGCGACCACGGTAATATGGGCAATAGAAATATTATTTGGAATACAGATACAAAATTACAATTTAATGATGCAGTTACAGTAATAGTAAATGATGCTTTTAGTAGAACAGCAAATAATGGTTGGTGTATACCACTTTATATAGTAGGTTATAAAACAGGATTATTTAGTTAGTGTATAGTGAAGAAATAAAAAGGTTACTACAAATTAGAAATAATTTAGTTAGTGTAAAAGAATATATACAGATAATAAAAAGTCCCCAGATAGACCATATATTATATAAAGATGATGATTTTCATATATGGACTACTGATAACTATTACTTTAAATTAAGAATAAGAAAGGAGTAGAGAATGGATAGTAAATTTGAAACAGAAGTATTATCAAGACTAGCAGTTATAGAAAGCAAATTAGATGATTATAATAATATAAAAGAAAAATGTGAAGAAGCATACACAAAAAGTAGAGAGAATGAAAAAGACATAGATGAGATAAATGAAAAAATAAAATGGTTAAGTAGAACAATAGCAGGTGCATTAATAACAGGTATTATAGGAATAGTATTTATATTTTTAAAAATAGGATTAGGAGTGTAAAAACTCCTTTTTTATTTACATTTTAAAAAAGATATTATATAATACATCATTAAATCAAGAAAGGGGAGAAATTTTAATGAAACAAACTAGGAATGTATATTATTATGATTATTCACCAGAAAGTTATAATTATATAATGGCAAGTAGAATATTAAGACAAAGTGAAAAGAATTTATTAAATGATATAATAAATGGTAAAACAGTAAGAGAATTAGCAATAGATAATAAATGCAGTGAGATGACTATATGTAGAAGAAGAAAAAAGATATTTGAATTAACTAAAGACCTTATGTAGGTCTTTTTTTATTGATTTAAAAAATGTTATTATTTGTTATTAAATGTTATTAAGTGTTATTAATTGTTATTATTGATAAAATTTTGATATTTTAATAATTAAAAAAATAAATAAAATAAGTATCAAAGAAGGAGATATTATGAGAAAAGAATTATCAATAAAGCAAATATATGATGATTTTATAGACAAAGTAATATTAAGTGATATAGAAAAAGAAGTATTAAATTTATATATAAGAAATAATAGTATAGTTAAGATGTCAGATGAATTGTGTTTAGGAACGGCAACTATATCAAGAATAATTGCAGATTTAAAAGACAAATATAATAAATATAAAAAATTAGAATTAGAAAGATTAAGAATATTAAATGATATGAATTAGATAATTTGTATCATTTTTATTTTGCTATCCTTAAGTTAGAAAGGAGATAGAAATAAGATTAAAGGAGTACCCTATCAAGAATAATCTTAACTATCTCTTTTTTTATAGGAGGCAATATGTTTAATAATCAATACTATAATCCACAGATGACAGTAGATAAGATAAATGCACAGATGAATGAATTAGAAAAGATGAAAGCACAACTACAACAGCCAGTACAACCTATAACTCAGAATTTTCAATTAGCACCTAGTAATAAAGATGTTATTAGATATGCAAATTCTATTGATGAAGTGCAAAGAGATATGGTAATAGGAGATACACCATTTTTTAGTAAAGATATGTCTATTGTATGGATTAAGAATACTAAAGGTGAAATAAGAACTTATGAATTAGCAGAAATAATACAAAAAGATGATAAAGATATACAAATAGAGTTACTACAAGCACAAATAAATGAGATGAAAGGAATGATAGAAAATAATGCAAAATCAAATAATAAATATGATGATGACACAATTAAAGATGAGAAATCCACAAATGTATCAGATGCTAGAACAAGCACAAAAAAATCAAAGTAATCCTCAAGAATTATTTAGAGAAGTAACTAAAAATTATAAGCCAGAACAAATGGATATGATATTTAATAAAGCACGACAATTTGGAGTAAGTGATGAAGTAATAAATAAATTAAAGTAAGTCTATTTATAGGCTTATAAGGGCATATATGCTAGTTATGTATGTCCTTATAAACTTATAACTAGCGTAAGTTTAAATATTTAGAAAGGAGAAGAGATATGAATAACGGAATACAACCTACAGTAGAACTTGCTACAAACAATGGGAATGGTTATGCTTATCCAGTTTATCCTATGATGAGTGGATTTGGTAATGGTTTTGGTGGTTTTGGTGGTGATGGTGCTATATGGATTATTTTAATCATCGCATTATTAGGTGGTTTTAATAATGAAAATGGTGGATTTGGTGGTAATAATGACTTTGCTTGGTTATCTAACGGACAAAAAGATATTATGACTAACACTAATAATGGATTTGATACATTACATCTAAGTAATCAATTAGAAGGTACTAGAGATGGTATATATGGATTAAGTAATCAATTATGTAATAGTACAGCAGATGTAGTATCAGCAGTAAATAATGGTTTTTCAAATGTGGAAATAAATGCAAATAATAGAGCAATAAATCAAATGCAAGATACATTCGCTTTAAGCAGACAATTTGCAGACTGTTGTTGCGAAAATAGGCTTGGAATACAAGACCTAAAATCAACTGTTATTAGTGAAAACTGCAGTGATAGAGAAGTATTAAGACAAATAGGTCAAGATATATTAGTAAATCAAACTGCTAACACACAAAAAATAATCGATGAAATATTTAGAGATAGATTAGATGAAAAAGATGATAAGATAGCAGAATTAAATAGACAACTACAAATGGCTGATTTAAGAGCAAGTCAAGTAGCACAAACTCAAGCAATTACTTCAAATATCTATAATGAATTAAAGAACTGTCCAGTTGGCACAGTCCCAGTATTTGGAAATCAACCTATATTCACTTGTCCTAACAATGGATGTGGATGTGGAAACTATACAACAAGTCAATTTATTTAATAGCAAAAAGTAGAATACTACATACTCAAATATGAGAACTTGCTAGTTTTAAGAGAATAGGCAAGGCTTATTCTCTTTTATTTTAAGAAAGGAGATTAATATATGATACAAAGTACAAACGAAGCAATACAAATACTTTCTACAAATACCAGTGATATAGTTTTTTTAAATGATGAATTAAGAACAAGAAGTGCAACTTGTAGTGGATGGTTAAATCATACAGAAGGAACTTCACAATATACAATATTAGGAAATAATAACTGTTGTCAACCTGCAGTATATGAAATAACTTTTAATGCAAATGTTAGTGGTGAAACAGCAGGACCAATAGAAATAGGATTAAAAGAAAATGGTACACCAGTAGTAGGTGCTAGTGTAAATGAAACAGTAGTAGTAGGAGAATATCAAAATGTATCATTTACAAAAAGAATAAGATTATGTCCTAGAGAAAATGTTACTTTAACAATTGGTTCTATACCAGCAGTTAGTGGAGTTACACCAGCAGTTGAAACAGTAGCACCAAATGTTAAGAATGCAAACATTATTATAACTAAAGTATATTAATATGAATAACTTAGATTTAGGTTCTTTTATATTGCAATTATTAAGTTTAGAAATATTATTTAAAGATTTTAATAACTCAGACTTAATGCAAGAACTACAAAAACAAGATACACAATATTTTGAAAGAATTATAAATCAAAATGAAAAGATAATAAAACTTCTTGAGAAAGGAGAAAATAATGGAAACAGAAAAGATTAAAAAAGAAACACAAGAACTAATAAAAGGTATATTAGAAGAAGGTATAAATACAAATAATTTACAACATTTAGATAAATTAGTAGATATATATAAAGATAGTTTAAAAATAGAATGTATGGAAGGAGAGATGAATATGTATAATAATTATGGTGATTATGGAAGATATGATGGTAGAGGACCAGGACACGGAAGTTATGGAAATTATAATGATGGATACAATGACTATGGTAGAAGAGGATATGATATGAAATATAGAGGACACGATAGTCTAGATAGAATGTATAATGATTATGGTAGATATATGGAAAGTAGAGAAAGATATGGAGCAAATGAAGAAACAGATAAAAGTTATCACTATATGGTAAAAGCACTAGAAGATTTTATAAAAGTATTGTATGAAGAAGCAAACACAGAACAACAAAAACAAATGTTAAGAGAAACATTACAAAGAAGTATGATGTAATGTATAAATATTATAACAATAATAAGTATGGTTTATTTGAAGATGACTGCACTATAAGGGCAATAAGTTTAGCAGAAGGAACTACTTGGGACTATACTTATAATAAATTAAGCAATTTAGCACAAAGCAAGGGAACTATGATGAATGATAGAGATTTTATAAGATGGTATTTAGATACTAATTATGAAAGAGTACCATTTTTATATTATACAGTAGGAGAAACTGCAGGACTTTATCCAGATAAAACTTTATTAATAACAATGTCAGGACATATTACTTGTAGTAAAAATGGTGGCATTATATATGATAGTTTTGACTGTAGAAAAAGAATAGCAGAAGATGCGTGGATAGTAAATTAATTTTTTTGCTAAAAACTAGTTGTATTAGAAGAAAAAATATGGTAAGATGTATATAGAGGAATTGAAACACCTCTAAGACAATTTTTTATTTTAGAACGGATATTGTTAAAAAATATCTTTGATTAAAATTTTTTTCTTTTTCTGTTAGTAGGAATACTAACAACTCTTGATTTAAGAAAGTAGTCAATTTGCTACTTTCTTTTTTTAATGATAAAATTATTAAAAGGAGGAATAAGTTATGAAGAATAGTACTTATGATATTTTAAAGAAAATAGCATTAGTAGTTTTACCAGCATTAGCAACAATGATAATAACTATTTTTAATATATGGAATTTACCTTATGGTGAAGAAATAGGAGCAACTATTACTGCTATTGATACAGCATTAGGTATTATATTAGGAGTATCAACTTATCAATATAATAAAGCAATAACAAAAAGTAAAAAGAAAGGAGTGAAATAAATGAGTAAAAGAGATGAATTTGTAGCAGTAGCACAAAGTCAAGTTGGAGTAAGAGAAAGTGGTAATAATAATGTTAAATATAACACTTGGTATTATGGACACGAAGTAGCAGGAGATGGATATGCTTGGTGTGATGTATTTGTATCTTGGTGTGCTTTTCAAGTAGGAATACTAAATAGTTTAGTACCTAGAGAGGCGTATGTACCATATACAGTAAATTGGTATAAAGATAGAGGATTATATCATACAGGAGGATATACACCAAAGAAAGGTGATTTAGCAATATTTACAAGTCAAGGACATATAGGTATAGTAGAAAGTTATGATGGAAGAACACATACAATAGAAGGTAATAAATCAAATATGGTTAAGAGATGTGATTATAATACTTATGGTTCTATTATTGGATATTGTGAAGTTAAATTTGGAGATAGTCCTAGTCCTACACCAACAGGTACAATAGCAGAGTATCAAAATTGGTTAAATAGTACTTATGGATTTGGAATAGCAGTAGATAATATATGGGGACCAGCAACTAAGAAAGCAAGTATAAAAGCATTACAAATAGAATTTAATAATCAACTAGGAGCAAGATTAACAGTAGATGGTATATGGGGTCCTAGAACTAAAAGAGCGTGTCCTAACTTGAAATTAGGTGCTAGTGGAAATATAACTAAAAATGTACAATATAGATTATTAGTAGCAGGTTATGGAGTAGGTGCAAGTGGACCAGATGGAGTATATGGTAATGATACTAAATTTGCAGTATCAGAATTTCAAAGAGTAAAAGGATTATCAGCAGATGGAATATGTGGACCTAACACATTTGAAAAATTATTTAACTAAAGGAGAATAAAAATGAGTAAATATGATGAATTTAAAAAAACAACTAAGAAGACAAAAAAAGAAGAAATAAAAAAAGAAGTAAATATAGATGACATAATTCATAATGCTTCATACTTTTTTGAAAGACCTATAACTATAGTAAATAGAGATGAATTTAGTATAGAATTAAAAGGTGAGAATGGAATAAAGAAAGAAGATTTATTAGAATATCTATCAAAAATAACAGATGAAAGAATAAAAGAAATATATATAAAAGAAAATTTGGTACACATTGAATTATAAAGACAGATAAATTCTGTCTTTTTTAAAAAGGAGTTAGTAATGAGTGATATTTTAAGAGTAATGATAAAAATATGGAATATGAATAGTATGGACTGGTTAGGTTATGATAATGATGAAAGATATTCATTTCACCATATAAAGAAGAAAAGTGAAGGTGGAGAAAAAATTATATCGAATGGAAGTGTGATACATCAGAGCAGTCATCAGTATCTTCATACAATAGAACATTATGATTTAGATAAATATATATTTTTAAATAAGATATTAAAAGAAGTCAACGAGCAGAAGATGATGACTACATCAGAACAATTAAAACAGATAAGATATGTATTAAAAGAATTTCAAAATGAATATGAAGGAAAACAAAGTAGCAGAGGAAAAGATATAATAAAGAAAGAATATAGATTAGAAAATTTTACAAATAAGTAAATATATGATATAATCTATATGTACTTGAAAAAGAAAATATAAAATGATTTAAGTTTGTATCAAGTACAGTGTCAATGCGTAATATGACACATCCTATTCAGTAAATAGTACAGAAATGTACTATTTTGTTTAAAAATTAATGTTAAAAAAATAACATAAATGTTAAAAAATTTGACAAAATTAAAGATTTGTGTTATAATATTAGAGAAAATTAAAAGAAAGAGAGGAAAATTTTATGGAAAAGAAAAAGAAATTTAATATCATCTACAATGGCAACAAAGAATTAGGATTTGGTGAAGGTTATTACATAGTATATGAAAACTATGAAGGTAAGCCAGCACTAGACACAATGTATCGTACTTGGGAACATAATGAACAAGTAGATGCAGTATCAGTAGGTATAATAAATAAAATAAAATATCTATATGATATTGGTTATGTATTAGATGTATATTACAGACCAGATTTAAAAGAATTACTTTAAGATAGTGAAGACCAAAAGGTCTTCCTATCACAAATAAGGAGTGTGAAGAAAATGAAAAAATTTGAAATTTATAATAAAGAATATGTAACAAAAAATCATAAATATAATTTTATAATAAATGAAGTATATTATGATAATAAAACAAGAGCAAAATTTTATGATATAAAAAAAGATGATGAGTATATATTAAATACATCATTACATCAAACTTGGTATAAATATATTAGAGATATAAAAAGTTTATAGGAGGTAAGAAAATGAAAGTAAAAGAATTAAAAGAATTATTAGAAGAAAAATTACAAATGTTAGAAGAATATGAAGATGATGATGAAATTAAGATGGAAACTAATACATATTTCTTAGATGGAGCAAAACACTTTCTAGGAATAGCAGGATATGATGGTGGATATATTAATTTAGAATATGTTGATATTATTGAAGAGGAGGAAGATGAAGATGAGTAAAGATAAAATTATAGTTGAATTAATGGAAATAGAAAGTTTAATAGAAATGACAGATGACAAAGGGGAACAGATTAAATTAAAAAGAAAATGGACTAAGTTACATAATAAATTAAAAAAGATAGTAAATAAGGAGGTAGAATAATATGGATTATAGCCCAATATTTATAGATTTAAAAGAAAAAATAGAAGAATATATTGAAAAAAGTTCTAAAAAAGAATATAGATTTTCAATAGAAGAACAATATGAATTAGAAAGATTAATTAGAATATTAAATAATCAAGCAGATATATTAATCAAATATGAAATTGATAAATTAGAAAAAGGAGAAAAATAATATGAATAAAGATAAAGTAAAAGAATATATTGAAAGCATAGAACAATTAGGAAGAGATGCAGAATTTTCATTTGATATGGAAAATAATGGAGCATTAGAAGTAAAAATAGAAAGTATAATATATTGGTGTAATCAAATATTAAAAGAATTAAAAAAGGAGAATAAGTAATATGGATGATAGAGAAGTAGTAGTAATTTGTACTGTTAAAAAAACAATAGCAATACCAGATGATTTAAGCAATGAAGATGAAGTTAGAGATTATTTAAGAAGAAGTTATGATGATAGTGAATTAGTAAAGTATCCAGATGAAGTTATCATTGAAGAAATAGAAAATTGTCCTAATGATGAAGAAGATATAGATAAATATGTAGATGAATGGATTATGAAAAAAGAATAGTTTTAAAGGGAGTTTTTAATTAAGATGTATATTTATATTATTTTAATTAAAACTCTTTAATATGACACATAAAAATATAGAATAAGGAGATGATAGTATGTTAAATCAAATAGTAATTGTAGGAAGAATTAAAAATATAGATAAAAAAGATAATGAATGTTATGTAAAAATATCAGTACCAAGACCATTTAAAAATGAAGATGGAGAATATGAAAGTGATATTTTAGATGTAATGTTAAAAGGTAAAATTGCAGATAATCTAGTAGAATGGTGTAGTGTAGAAGATTTAGTAGGTGTTAAAGGTAGATTAGAGCAAACAAATAAAGGTATGATAATAATAGCAGAAAAAGTTACATTTTTATCATCAGGTAAGAAAGAAGATAAGTAATATGAAAAAATATAGATTAAAATCAGAATATAAATATTTATTTAAAGAACTAAAAATAAATGAATTTGCAAAAAAGATAGGAATATCAAGACAAACTTTATCATACATAATAAATCAAAGAAGTAATTGTAGTTATCCAGTAGCATTTACAATAACTAAAAAAATAAATAGCAACTTAGGTGTAGAAAGTATTTTTGAAGAAATTTAGATTTTAATATTTAAATTTCTTTTTTTTTGTTATATAATTGAATTATAAACAAGACTATACTGAAGTCAAGAGTTTATAGAAAGGAAATCAATTATGGCTGACAAAACTAAATATTATTATCTAAAAATCAAAGAAAATTTTTTTGATAGTGAAGAAATGAGATTATTAGAAAGTATGGACAATGGTTATATATATTCAAATATATTGATGAAGATGTACTTATTAAGTTTAAAAAATGGTGGTAAATTGATGTATAAAGACAAAATACCATACAATTCAAAGATGCTAAGTACAATATTAAATCACAATGTGGACATATTAGAAAGTGCTATAAAAGTGTTTAAAGAATTAAATTTAATAGAGATACTAGATAGTGGTGCAATATTTATGTTAGATATACAAAATTACATTGGAAAATCAAGTGATGAAGCAGATAGAATAAGAGAATATAGAAATAAAATAAGCACTGAAAAGCGTGATTTGTTACAAATGTACGACAAATGTACGACAAATTTTGCTAATATTAAAGATAGAGATAAAGATAAAGATATAGATAAAGAAAAAATAAATAAAAAAGAATTAGAAGATGAATTTGAAGAAATTTGGAAATATTATCCAAAAAAAGTAGGTAAATCTAAAAGTTTGTGTTATTATATAAAAGCAAGAAAAGAAGGTGTAGAAAAAGAAAAAATATTAAATGCAGTTATTAATTATGCAGAAGAAGTTAAATTGACACCTACAAAATATATTAAACACGGAAGTACTTGGTTTAATGGTAAATATTGGGAAGATGAAATAAAAGAAACAGAAGAAGAAAGAATGAAAAGATTAGAAGCAGAAGTAGAAGAAGAGGAGAAAAAGAAAAATGAAAATGAGTGAAGTTAAAGAATTAATTGAAAAAATAGATATACACTATGGTACAGAACATATTAAAAATGATAATTTAGTTAAAGAATGGTATAAAGAATTAAAAAAATATAGTAGTGAAGATGTAAATAGAAGATTAGAAGAACACTTAAGAGGTGATTTTAGTAATAGTACACCTAAGTTATATTATTTAACTAAAGGATTATTTACACCAGAGCAAAAAATACAAATGACTACTATCTATACTAATTGTACTTTATGTGGTAAAGAAGTAAATATAAATGAATTTGATGACCATTATACTAAATGTAGCCATATAGATTTTATAAAAACAAATGTTAAAAAATATTTAAATCAAGATATTAATGTAGAAGAATATTGGCAAATGAGTGAAGAAGATTTAACTAAAAGATGGGAAAAAATAGCAAAAATAGTTTTAAAAAAATCAGATAATGAACTATTAAAAAGATGTTTAACAAATTATTTTAAGGAAGTTTAAAAAACATATTTACATTCAAATAAAATTTTGTTATAATTAGTAAAAATGAAGGAGGAAGAAATGAAAAAAAGATATTTGGATTTAGCAATAGCAAATGAAACAATTAAGACAACAGACATCAAAGGAAAAGATTATGCAGAAGTAAATCAAAGAATTAAAGCATTCAGGATGATTTATCCACAAGGTTCTATCATAACTGAAATATTAACACTAAAAGATGGAATAGTAGTTATGAAAGCAACTATATTTGATGAAGATGGAAATACTATAGGAACAGGAACAGCATACGAAAAAGAAGATAGCAGTTTTATCAATAAAACATCATACATAGAAAATTGTGAAACATCAGCAGTTGGTAGAGCATTAGGAATGTGTGGGTTTGGTATTGATGTATCAGTAGCAAGTGCAGAAGAAGTACAAAATGCTATTAATAATCAAGAAGTAACTCAAGAAGAAGCAGATGAATATGAATTGACATTTGGAAAATACAAAGGCAAAAAAATAAAAGAAATATATGAAGAAGATAGTCAATATATAGAATGGTTATTAGGAAATAGTGATGATGAAAGACTACATAAAATAATATTAATGACAACTGGTATAATAATACCAGAGCCAGAAGAACAAGATGAAAGATTACAATTAATAGATGAAATACAAGGTCTTTCAATATTAAAAGAAATTGATTTAGAAGAAGTTAAAACTAAATTTAAAGTAAATAGTTTAAGTGATATGACTACAGAACAAATGAAAAAATGTATAGAAAAAATGAAAGAAAAAGGAGAATAGAAAATGAAATTAAAAGATTTAAAAGTAGATAATATAGTACAATTAAGAAATGGAGAAAAATATAAAGTAGTATATGCAAGTAGATTTATATTATTAACAGAAGTAAATGGAAAAGATTATATAGAAATTACTTCATCAAATGGAGATAAAGAATACAATGAAAATTTAACAAACAATTATGATAATAACTTAGATATAGTAAAAGTATATAATAGACATAATGTATTAATATGGAGTGGTAATAAACAAGAAAGTGTTAAAGAAAAGAAATCAATTATAACACAAGATTTAATAGATAAAATACAACCTGTTATGGATGCAATAAATGAGATGATACCAGATACTGATAACGAAGAATTAGTAAGAGAAAGAAATAAATGTAGAAGTTTATTTGAAGAATTAAAAAGCAGAGTAGATAAAAAATCAAATAATGAAGATGAAAAAATCAAAAATATTAAAAGAAAAGCAAAAGAATATATGATAAATATAGAAAATATAAAAATTGAAGATGATGAATTTTTTCAGACAGTAACAGTAGATGGAAGAGGAAAATTAACACCAACACAAAATGAAATATTACAAAAAATAATTGATGAAGAATTAAATAAATAAAAAAATACTATCCTAGTTGATAGTATGGAGATAACAACAAAATTTGAGAGAGAGGTGAAAAAACTTCTTCCTACTATTACAAAAATTTGTTATCTCCCTAGTATCAATTAAGATACTACACTATCTATAATAATATCTAAAGTCTTCACATTCCTTATACATAGTTTTATATATATTAAAATTCAAAATATATAAACACCTTATTATAATTTAATTATTTTTTATTCAATATATCATTATTACAACCGTTATATAACTGCAATTATTTGCTATTAAAAATACATATATTTTTTGTGAGATAGATATTATTAATTTAGTAGGTAGTGTACTGGCAACATTTATAATAATTTGTTTAAAATTTTTTTCATATAAAGATGCACATCATTATATCACATAGTGGTATCCTATTTTCTACAATGTTGTCAGTACAGTATCTATTAAAAGATAGAGTAAAGGAGTAAATAATATGAGTGAAGAAAAATGGTATAAAAGAGATGATGTTGAATATTGGAAAAAAGAATATTTAGAATTATCAAAACAATTAGAAGAAAAAGAAATAGTATTAGATAAGATAAAAGAATATATAACAACTAGAACACCAAGTGATATTGGTATATGTGGAAACGAACCTAAAAAATATTATACATTAAATGAAGATGAAGTAGATTATATTTTAGAAATATTGGAGGAAATAGAATGAAAAATGAAAATCAAATAAGAACAGGTCTATGGACTAAAACAAGTGAAAAAGGAGTACAATATGGTAATGGTAAAATTACTATAGATGGTAAAGAATATAAAGTAGTATTATTTAAAGTATCAGAGAAAAAGAATGAAAAAAGTCCAGATTTTAATTTAATATTAGAAGAAATAAAAAATGATAAAAAGAAAGAAACAGATGAACAAGTATATGCAGAATTTGGTGATTTAACAGAAATAAAAGATGAGGATTTAGCATTTTAAATGAATAGATTTAGCATACTACAAAATGATAAAAGATGCTATGTATGTGGTACTAGAGATAATATTCATATTCACGAAGTATTTTTTGGTAAGAATAGAAAAAAATCTATAGAAGATGGATGCTGTGTTTATCTATGTGGTAAACATCATAATCAAAGTAATGAAGGAGTACATTTTAATCATAAATTTGATAACAGATTAAAACAAGAAATGGAATATTGCTGGTTAAATACATATAAAAAAGACATAGATGATTTTATTAAAAGATATGGAAAGAATTATTTATAAAAAATAGTTCTTTTTTTATTTATTTTTAAAAAATATGTTTACATTTGATAAAACATTTGTTATAATTAAATTGTAAATTAGAAAAAGAAAGAAGGTAGATAATTAATCAAAGATGTTTTTTATATTCAAGGGGTTAAAAATACAAGAAGGAGAAAGAAATGAAAAGAATTAAAACAAATGCAGAAGTAAGAATAATAGATGCAAGTAAACTTATACATTGGGAAGTGTATTATAGTGATAATCCAAAAATAGATGGTTATTTAAAAGATAATTATTATTTTAAAGATGAAATTGAAACAGATGAAAAATATATAGTAAAACAAGTAATAGATAATAATATATATGTGTTAAAAGAATTTTATCAAAATGACTGTATTGTAATGTATAGAGATGGAATTATACACGCAGATGATTATGATGAATATATAGAAAAGAAAAATGAAGAAGAATTAAAAGTAGCAAGTAGTGATATTTATATAGATAAAATTACAGAAAATATAAATAATGCATTATCAGATAGTTTAAATAAAATAAATGAAACATTAGATAAAAAATCACATTTAGAAGAAGCATTAATTGAAGGTATTGTAGATAAAGGTAAAGAATTAGCAGTAGATGATATTAAAAAGAAATTATTAGAAGACTGTGATAAATATATAGAAGAACATTATGGTATATTACCAAAGATAATTAAATTTGAAACACCAGAGAAGATAAAAGAAATTAAAGGTATATTTCATAAGAAATTTGAAGATATATGTAAGATAGTTAGAAAAGATATACCATTAATGTTAACAGGACCAGCAGGAGCAGGTAAAAACTATACATTAGAACAAGTTGCAAAAGCATTAGATTTAGATTTTTATTTTACAAATAGCATAACACAAGAATATAAGTTAACAGGATTTATAGATGCAAATGGTGTATATCACGAAACAGAATTTTATAAAGCATTTACAAAAGGTGGATTATTTTTCTTAGATGAAGTGGATGCAAGTATCCCAGAAGCATTAATTATATTAAATAGTGCAATAGCAAATAGATATTTTGACTTCCCTATAGGTAGAGTTGAAGCACATAAAGATTTTAGAGTAGTGTGTGCTGGTAATACTTATGGTACAGGAGCAGATATGTTATATGTAGGTAGAAATGTATTAGATGGAGCAACATTAGATAGATTTGTAGTTATAGAATTTGATTATGATGATGAAGTAGAAAGACAATTAAGTTATGATGAAGAATTATATAACTTTGTACACGAATTAAGAGAAACAATTAATAAATGTTCTTTAAGATATATAGTATCAATGAGAGCATTAATAAATGCTAGTAAATTGTTAGAAATAGGTGTAGATAAGAAAACTATATTAAAAACTGCTATTATCAAAAATATGCAAATAGATGATTTAAATACTATTATTAATAAATTTAACAATACATCTAGTGAATGGTATCAAGAATTAAAGAGTTTAGTATGATAGAAATTAAAAAAGATAGAATATTATTAAATACATTTAGTAGTATAGATGATTATATGAAGTTTTTAAATGATGATAGTATGAAAAAATATGGTAGAGAAGATAGTAGTATAACTGGAGATTATAGTTTTACAGGTACACATTCATACGAAGAAGCAGAAGATTTGTTTAGACACGGTGACCAAAAAACATTTAAATTTATAAAAGATAAACAAAGAGAAATGAAAGTAGATAAGTTATTAGGTAATTTCATTAATAAAAAGAAAAATTATAATGATATAGTTGGTTATCAAGCAAATGTACCTTTATATCTAAATGGTTTACCTACAAATATGATTAATGAAGAAAAAACTAAAAAAGATTTAAAAATAATAAATATATTTTTAGATGTATGTGCTAGTTGCTGGGTATCAACAAGTGAAATAAGAGAGATAGGTACAGTATATGCTACTATGATAGATATATTAGAAAAACAAGGATATAGAATAAATTTATATCTAGGAGATTTTTCAGAATGTTGTGGTGAAATCATAGCAAGTTGTGTAAGAATGAAAACTGATAGAGAACCTTTAAATTTAAATAAATTAGCATTTGCTATTGCTAATCCTAGTTTTTTAAGAAGAATAGGATTTAGATATATTGAAATATGTAATAGTGATACAGATTTTACAAATGATAGTTATGGTAGACCTTATACAAATGAAGAACATATTAAAAAAATACTAGATGAAAGATTAAAAGCAAATTTTTTAGTATTTAGTTATCAAAATGGAACTAAATTTACTGTAGAAGATGTATTAGAAAGATTAGAAGAAAAAGGAATAAAGGTGGAAAGAAATGAAAATTAAATGTAGTAAGTGCAAAAAAATAAATGATTTAAATAAAAATGAATATAAAGAGGTTATGATAGAAGAAATAAAGATGAAAATGGCAGGTTGTGTTAAGTGTGGTACATTATTAAGCACTAAAAATGAAGTAAAGGAGGATAAAGATGATTAAAAAGAAAACAAATTATACTTTATTAAATAAAAATGAATATAGATTATATATGATTATTAAAAATTATATAGAAGAGCATAAATATTCACCAAGTTATAGAGAATTAGTAAATTTAAGTGATTATAAGTCAGTATCAAGTATAATGTTAACATTACTAAAATTTGAAGACTTAGGATTTATAGAATTAGATAAAGATGAAAAAGGAAGAATAAAAAGTAGAACAATTAGATTAATATATACAAGTGATATTAGAAAAAAATTAGATGAAATTAAAGAAAGTTTAGAGGTGTAAATATGGAAAAAGAAGAAATGAGTAGAATAACAAAAGGAATGAATGAAGATATAAGAATAACATTAACAGCATTAATGTTAGCAGGTACAATGGAAAATCAAAGTTTAAAACAAATAATAGATGGAGCATTAACAGAAGATGTTAAAGAAGCATTAAATATACATAATGATAATCCAAATATGTATACAGGAGCATTAGGAAGTATAACATTATGTATATTAGCAAAGTTATTAACAAAACAAGTAAAATGGCAAAAAGAAGATGGAAAACAAATAGAAAAGATGTATGAATACTTAACTAAAAAAATGAGAGAATTTAATGATTATTATGGAGGTAAATATGAATAAAATAATTGAAATACAAGATATATTATTTAATGAGATAAAAAAATTAGAAACTATAAATGATGAATATGTATTAGCAAATGAAATACAAAAAAGTAATGCAATTACTAAAAGTGCTACATCATTTGTAAAAGCAGTTAGTACTCAATTAAAAGTAAAAGAGATGAGTATAGACAAACAAGACCAAGCAGAAGCAGAAATCTTATATGATACAGGTATAATTGACACAGTAGAATATCAAAGTAGACTTGATAAATAATGCAACATTAAAAACTAAACAAGAAAAAGAATATTTTAAAAAAATAGTTAAAGGACATACTACTGATGAAATTATAGAGTTATTTAATAAAAAATTTAATAGAGTTCTAACTAAAGGACAAGTAAAAAATTATAAAAGAAAATATAAGTTAACATCAGGAATAGATACAAAATTTAAAAAAGGACAAAAAGCAACAGGTAAACCTTTTAAAAAAGGAAATATACCACATAACAAAAAAGAGAATTTATATGAATTTATAAGTACAGATGGATATACTTATGTAAAAATAGATGATAATAAATTTATACAAAAACAAAGATATTTATATCAAAAGTATAAAGGTGAAATACCTAAAGGATATAGTGTTATGTTTTTAGACCAAGATAAAACTAATTTTGAATTGGAAAATTTAATATTAGTTGAAGATAACATTATGAAAAGTACTATAGGTACTAGACAGATGACTAAAAATAAAGATATTAATAAAACATTAATATTAATATCAAAATTAAAAGATAAACTAAAGAAAAAGGAGAAATAAAAAAATGGGCAATATATGGAATAAATTAAATAAACTAAATAAAAGCAACTATGAAATAGCAAAAGAAACAAATATACCAGAAGATAAGGTAGAAGAAATAATGAAAGGTAAAAGACAAGTACCTACTGATAGAATAGATAAATTCATAGAAGTATTAAAGAAAGATGATAAAGTACAAAAGCAACTTGATTTAATAGAAGCAAGACAATGGTATGATAAAACAGATTTAAAACAAAGAAGAATAGAAATGGGTTATAGAACACAAAGAAGTCTTGCAGAGGTATTAAAATTAGATGTATCAGTAATAAATAGATTAGAAACAAGGTCAGCATTAGATAAACATCACGTATCAGACACAACTTTTATAAGATATTGTGATTTTATGAGAGATGATTTAAATAAGATAATAAATAATAAAAAGACAAAAAGTGGAGAAACATTAAAATTAAGATATAACATACCAGAAAAAGAAAGACAAGAAATATTGAATACAGACTGGAAAGAAGTATTAGAATGGTATAAAAATTTTGATTTAAGAGAATGGATAGAACAAAGAGGTTGGTCACACGGAGATTTAGCAAAAGCATTAAATTATAAATCATCAAGTAGTATAACTGATATGCTAAATAATAAACCTAAAAATGGTAAAAAAGATTTAAAAAATTACCAAATAGTTTTAACTAGAGTATATTTATATATTAAAAAACAAGAAGAAGAAGTACATAACAAAATAGATGTTATAGATACAAGTGATGAAGATATAGAAGTATTAGATGAAGAACCTATTAAAACAGAAGAAGAATTATTAGTAGATTATAATCAAAAGAAATATGAAGAATTATTAAAAGAACCTACATATCCAGAAAAAATAGAAGTAACTACTATTGAAGATGAAAAACCTAGATATGTAGAAGATAAAAATGCTACTATAATGAGATTAGAATATGAATTAGAAGAAGCAAGAAAACAAATTGCTAGATATGAAAAATTAATAGATATGATAATAGTGGAGAAGTAATATGGTAAGTAGTGAAATATTTATAACATATATGGTATCTACAACATTAGCAATAATAGGATTAGCCATTATGTGTATTAAAAATATAAAAAGAGATATTGAATTATTAGAGTTACTAGAAATAGAACATAGATGCAATATGGCAGGTTTTATAGCAATGAAAGATAAAATAGAAGAAATAATAAAAAATGGAAAATAAAGTATATGACTATATAATACAATGGCTAACTGAAAGAAAAATAGAAAAGTATTATAAAGGTAATACTACATATTTAAAAATGAAAGAAACTGATTTAATAGATTTTAGTATTAAATTAATTAAATTAATAGAAAGCAGTACAGATTAGTGTACTTGCTTTTTTTATTCTTTAATGGTATTATGAATATATAAAAATGACATAATTAGGAGTAGCCAATGGTTAGTTATGGATTTATAAGTTATAGAACATTCTATAAAAATAGACATTTTATTAGAGAGAAATATAAGACTATGAGTTATAATCAGAAGTTGGCTTTAAAGCGCTATTTATACAGTATAACAATTATTACTACTCAGCATAAAGATTTAATATGGGAATATCTAAATGAACCTATGACAAGCGAATTTTATGTATCAAATAATATGTTAAAAAGACAATATATGAGGGCTAAAATATGATTAAGATTAAAATAGATTATAAGATAGATACTTGGAATGAAACAATAGCATATAATAGAACAGATAAATATATAGGTGCTAAAAGAAAAAAGACTGAAATGAATATAATTAAGTTGTTTTTATTAAATGTACCTAAGATAGAAAAGTATCCTATAAAAATTAATTGTACTTGGTATGTTAAAAATTTTGGTAGTGATTTAGATAATAAATCATTAAAACCTGTATTAGATGCAATGCAGAAGATGGGTATAATAGAAAATGATAATATAAAGCATATTAGAGAAATAAATCATAAAGCAGTTAAATCAGAAAAAGATTATTTAATAATGGAGATAGAAGAATACAATGAATAAAGAAAGTTTACAAATTATACAAGACAAGATAGCAGATATATTAAATAATACAAACATAGATATAATAGATAAAGTAGAATTATTAATTAATCTACACTTCTTTTTAGAAGATTATGATGAAAACATAGAAGTATTAAAACAATATAGATTAAGAAAGGAGAAAGAAAAATGAAATATGTAGCAACTGGTTTATTAATATTAATTGTTTATTTTATAATTTATGGCATAGAGAATGGAGATGACAAATAATGAATTTAATTAAATATAATATAGATGAATTAAAAAGAGCAGAATATAATCCTAGAAAAGAATTAACTTCAGATGATAAAGAATATCAAAAAATAAAAAATAGTATAGAAGAATTTGGTTATGTAGAACCTATTATTATTAACAAAGATAAGACTATTATAGGTGGGCATCAAAGATTATCAGTATTAAAAGATTTAGGTTATACTGAAGTAGAATGTATTGAAGTTGATTTAGATAAAACTAAAGAAAAAGCATTGAATATTGCATTGAATAAGATAACAGGTGAATGGGACTATAGTAAATTAGGTGATTTATTACTAGAATTAGATGCTGAAAACTATAATTTAGAACTAACAGGATTTGATGATTATGAAATAGAAAACATAATGGCACCTATAAATTTAGAAGATAAAGAAATAACAAATACAAATACAGAATTAAATTTAGAAGATTATGATGATGAAAATTTTGACACAGTATGTCCTAAATGTGGATTTAGATTTAATAGAAAGGAATAATATATGAATTATATATGGAATTTAACTGATTTAAAAAATATAGAAAAAAATGACTATAAAGTATTTAGTTGTTTTTCTTGTGGTGGTGGTTCTTGTATGGGATATAAACTAGCAGGAATGAATATTATAGGTAATTGTGAAATAGATAAGAAAATAAATGAGATGTATTTAAAAAATTTTAATGTAAAATATAATTTTAATATACCTATTCAAGAATTAGTAAATAAAAAAGATTTACCAGAAGAATTATATCATTTAGATATATTAGATGGTTCTCCACCTTGTAGTACATTTTCAATGGCAGGAGAAAGAGAAAAAAACTGGGGAAAAGCAAAGAAATTTAGAGAAGGACAAGCAGAACAAATATTAGATGATTTATTTTTTGATTTTATAAAATTAGCAGATAGATTAAAGCCAAAAATAGTAATAGCAGAAAATGTTAAAGGAATGTTAGGTGGAAAAGCAAAAGGATATATTAATAAAATAATAAAAGAATTTGATAAAGCAGGATATAATATTCAAATATTTTTATTAAATGCAGCAACAATGGGAGTACCTCAAAGAAGAGAAAGAGTATTTTTTATAGCAAAAAGAAAAGATTTAGATTTACCAGAAATAAAATTAAATTTTAATGAAAAACCTATTTTATATAAAGAATTTGCTGATAAAAATTATAAAAAAATAAATAAAGATACTTTAACATATAAGAGATGGCTGAAAAGAAATGCAAAAGATAGAACAATGGGAGATACAGTAAAAAGAACAGAAAACGGTAAAATTTCTGGGATAACACATTGTTATATAAGAAAAAATGAAGTTCTACCTACATTAGTATCAGCAGGAGGATATTTTAGATTTGATGTACCAGGATACTTAAGTGATTTAGATACAATTCACGGTCAATCATTCCCAGAAGATTATAATTTTAATGGCCAGAGTGTAGAATATGTATGTGGTATGAGTGTCCCACCTATAATGATGATGAAAATAGCAGAACAAGTTAAAATACAATTATTAGATAAATTGAAGGATAATGATGATAGTAGTAGCAACTAAAGAAGAATATAAATTAGCAAAAAAAAGATTTAAAGACCAAAAAATAATAAAGACTGGTGTAGGTGGATTAAATATTATAAAATCATTAAATAAAATAAATAGAAAAGAAAAAATAATAAATTTTGGATATGCAGGGAGTAATAATTTATCAATAGGAACAGAAGTAAGAATAGGAAAATGTAAATTATATCATCCTAATGTAGAATATAAAGAACCGACATATAAATTAAAAGGTAATATAGTTTGTTATACATCAAATGATTTTGTATTAAATACAGATATAAAAGAACCTTGTGTCTTTGATATGGAATTAGCATATATTTTAGCATTAGGATTTAAAAAAGTAGAAAGTATAAAGATAGTAAGTGATAATTTATCATTAAAACAATATGAGGAGGAAATAAAATGATAGAAAAAGTAAATCCAAGTCATCCAGATAAAGTGGCAGATAGAATAGCAGGAGCAATAGTTGATTTAGCATATACAAAAGAAGAAAATCCTAAAATAGCAGTTGAAGTGTTGATAGGACATAGTAATTGCAATGTAACAATTGAAACAAGCATTAATATAAGCAAAAAAGAAGTAAGAGATATAGTAAAAAGAATAACAGGTTATAATAATTGGATATGGAGAATAAAAATAGTTCAACAAGATATAGAACTTGCTAAAAATCAAGCAGAAGAAATAAGATGTGGAGATAATGGAATATTTAAAGGTGTACCATTAACAAACAATGAAAAACAAATAAGTAAAATAGCAAAAGCAATATATAATGAGTATCCATATGATGGTAAATACATACTAACAGATAACAAATTTATATGTTGTCAAAGTAATGCAAGTACATATGAGTTATATAAAAAATATAATGATTTAAGACCAGAAGTTATTATAAATCCATTAGGAGAATGGACTGGTGGTACAGATGTAGATACTGGTGCTACTAATAGAAAATTAGGTAGTGATATGGCACAAAGTGTAACAGGTGGAGGACTACACGGTAAAGATTTATCTAAAGCAGATGTAAGTGTAAATATTTATGCTTTTTTAAAAGCACAAGAAACAGGTAAAGTTGTAGAATTATGTTGTGCTATAGGTGATGATACAATAGATGGTAAGCCATATAGTGAAATAGTAGAACTAGCAAGAGATTATATAAACAAAGTTGGTGGATTTGAAAAGTTCGCAGAATGGGGATTATATTAAAAGGAGATGATAAATTAATGAGTAAAGTAACAAATCCAAAAGGTAATCCAGATACATTAGTTACTAAACCTTTTAGTTCTGAAACTGAAGAAGATAGACAAAGAGCAATAGAAGCAGGAAGAAAAGGTGGAATTAAATCAGGAGAAACTAAAAGAAGAAAGAAATTACTAAAAGAAGAATTAGAAACATTACTTGAAATAGTAGATAAAGAAGGACATACAAATCAAGAAAAAATAAGTATGGCATTATTACAAAAAGCAAGTAAAGGAGATACTAAAGCATTTGAAGTAATAAGAGATACAATAGGACAAAAGCCAGTAGAGAATTATAATATATCAGAAACACCTAAAATATTAGATGATATAGATTAAGTAAAGGAGGAGTTATTATATGAATACAAGTTTAAGAAGTATAATAGCACCTTCTTTTTATAATGTACATAAATGGATTAAAGAACATAAATACACACATTATTGGTTTGCAGGAGGTCGTGCTAGTACTAAATCATCATTTATTAGTATAGAATTAGTATTAGGATTAATGAAAGACCCAGAAGCAAATGCAGTTGTATTAAGAAAGATAAGTAATACATTAAAAGATAGTGTATTTAATCAAATATTATGGGCAATTGAAGTATTAGGAGTATATCAATATTGGCAAATAACTAAAAGTCCCTTAGAATTGACTTATATACCGAATAATAACAAGATATTATTTAGAGGTAGTGATGACCCTCAAAAATTAAAATCAACTAAATTTAGAAAAGGTTATTGTAAATATATATGGTATGAAGAAGTATCAGAGTTCTTTGGTATGGAAGAAATAAGAAATATAAATCAGACATTAATGCGTGGTGGAGATATATTTTATGTATTTTATTCGTATAATCCACCAAAGAGTATTAATAACTGGGTAAATGCAGAAGCATTAGAAATAAGAGAAGATAAGTTATTACATAAATCTACATATTTAGATGTACCTAGAGAATGGCTTGGAGAACCTTTTTATATAGAAGCAGAGCATTTAAAAGAAGTAAATGAATTAGCATATAGGAATGAATATCTAGGAGAAGCAACAGGTACAGGTGGAGCAGTATTTGATAATTTAACTATAAGAGAGATAACTGATGATGAAATTAAGACCTTTGATAGAATATTAGATGGTTTAGATTTTGGATATGCAGTTGACCCTGCTTGTTATATACAAACTCATTTTGACAAAACACGAAAAAAATTATATATTTTTAGTGAAGTATATGGAGTAGGATTATCAAATGAAAGATTATGGGAAAAGATAGTAGAAAAGAAGATAAGTCGTGCTACCATTACTGCAGATAGTGCAGAACCTAAATCAATAGATAAATTAAATAGTTTAGGTAAGATATATGTAAAGGGGGCTAAAAAAGGACCAGATAGTGTAGAATATGGAATAAGATTTTTACAAGATTTAGAAGAAATAATAATAGATAATAAAAGATGTCCTAACACAGCAAGAGAATTTACATTATATGAATATGAAAGAGATAAGTATGGAGAATTTAAAAGTAAATATCCAGATATAAATAATCATAGTATAGATGCTTGTAGATATGCTATAGAAGAATATACAAAAGCAAACACATTCAGTTTTGGTAAAGGTAAGATAATATAATGGAGGAAATAATGAAAAGAAGCATAATATTATATACAAATAACAGTGAAAAATACATAGAAAGAGTATTAAGAAGTATATTAGAGCAAATAGATGATACTAAAGAACAATTAGTAATAGTAGATGATTTAAGTACAGATAATACAGTACCAATTATAGTTAGTTTAATTGGATATTTATTTGATGATGAAGAACACTACAAGTTCTATATAAATACAACTAAGAAAGGACATAAAGATAGTATAGAAATGGCTAAAAAGATAGCAACAGGTGATTATAAATTAGTAGTCAATAAAAAAAAGAAAGTGAGGTTATAAAATGGAAAAATTTGATGAAAGTGAAGGAAGATGGGTAACTATTAATGGGCAAAAAATATTTATTAAAAAAGGTGAGAATTTTAGAAGTGCTTATAAAAGAAAAATAGGTGAAAAAACAGAAAATAAGAAATCATTAAGACAAATAATAGAAGAAAGAAAAAATAAAAATAAACTAGAAAATAAAACAGATACAAGAGAAGTATCAGAAGATAGAGAAAATTTAAGTCCTTCAGGAAATACACCAGAAAGAAGAAAGAAAATATTAATAAAAGCATACGAAGCAGAAGAAAAGAAACTAAGAGAAGACATTGGTAAAATAATGCGTAGAGATGATAATAGTGAGATGGACTATGAAGGAAGAAAAATTAAAATACATAGCAATAGAGATTTAACAGATGCAGAAGAAGATAAATTAGATAGACTACACGAAAGATTAAGAGATGTAGAACACCAATTAACAAAACTAAGAAGATAAAGGAGGTTAGTTATGATACAATTAGCAGATATTGAAAAATTAACTAAAGATGATATACCAAAGTTAGATGATTTAATTACTCCTGAATTAAACAAAAGAAGTGAATTATATAAAAGATACACAAGAAAAACAAGTGATGTAGAATATATAGGACAAAATGGTAAGACAGTAATTGTACCATTTGAAAAATATATAATAGATATAGCAAGTGGTTATTTAGGTGGTAAAGAACCTACTTATGAAGTAGAAGATAACTCATCAGACCAAGATAAATTAAATATTATACAAAGAGTATTAAATAAAGTATTTGGTGAAAAAGACTACTCTAAAGAAATGGAAATATTAATAGATTATATTACAAGATATAATGATGATGAAACAGAACACTATCAATTAGTAAAAGATATATTAAGTGTAGGTGCTTGTTATGAGATATTATATGAGAATGAAGATAATGAGTTAGTATATTCAAGAGTAAGCCCACTACAAACTATAGCAATATGGGATTATAATGTACCTATGAATTTAATAGGAGTAGTAAGAAGACATACTGAAAAAGATATAAATACTAAAGAAGTAACTGTATATGAGATAACAGATAAAACAGGTACAAGAGTATTTAAAGGTAGTGGAAATAGTTATGAAGAAGATACTAAAAAAGAAATAGGTAATCATAATTGGGAAGATGTACCATTTGATGTAGTTGAAGTACCAGATGGAACAGCATTATTTGAGCCAGTAATCAAATTAATAGAAGCATACGAAGGTCTTATACAAGAAACTAAAGAAACATTTAGTTATAATAATGATGCTAAATTAAAAGTAGTAGGATATAGACCAGAAAATGATTTAATGATAGAACAAAATGGTAATTTAGTATCTAATCCAGCAAGAGAAAAAGAAGATGAAACTTTACTTAATATGAAAGTATTTTATACACCAGATGATGGAGATATAGACTGGATAACAAAACCTATAGAAGATAATGCTATACAAAATACATTAAAGACTTATATAGATTTAATAATGATGAATACAGGAGTACCACAAACTACAGATTTAGGATTTACAAAAGCAGATAATGCTTCAGCAATAGATAGAAAGTTCTTTTCATTAGAACAAACAACAGTACAAGCAATGCAATTATTAAAAATGGCATATAAAAGAAGATGGGAATTAATATTTGATAGAATAAATCTTAAGAAGAATACAAAATATGATTTTAGAGATGTAAAAATAACATTACAAAAGAATTTACCAGCAAATGAAAATGAAGTAGTAGATATGTATATGAAGTTAAGAGGATTAATATCAGATGAAACTATAATTGAAAGAGTACCATTAAATTTTGATGCTAAGAGTGAATTAGCAAAGATGGAAGAACAAGATGAAGCAAATTTAGAAAAAGAAGTACATAAGTCAGAATTATTTAATAAAAATAATGAAGAAGACAATGAAGATAATAATGAAGATAATATAATTGAAGAAGGAGTAGGTGAAGAATAATGGCTAAAGAATATGTTATAAATGGTAAAAGAGTAGTAGGATGGTTCAGAAGAGGAAAAGCAAGAATACCAAGATTTGAAGATGGAACAATAGGACATAATCAAAATAAAGTAAAAAATATAGAAGAATTAGATAGTACAGCAAACTGGTTATATAAAAATGATGTAAATGAATGGAATAAATTTACAGATGATGAATTAAAAGAATTAGCAAAATTATCACAAATAACAAAACAAAATCCAGGAGGTCGTGCTTATGATGATGAAGTATTTGATGAGATGGATAGAAGAGGATTAAAATTAGATAATAAATCAGAAATAAGACAAAAGATGGAAAAATCAGTTGAAAATCTAAAAAATAAAACAATGTCAGAAAGAGCAAAAGAAATAGATAAATATAATAACAACATAAATGGAGAAGATAGAAGTTTTGCAGGATGGGAATTATATAGTGATGACCCTCATAGATTTGATGATATATTAAAAAAAGATAAAAAAAATCCAATAGAAAATATGTCAAATGAAAGAATAAAAGAAAAAGAAAATACATTAGCAAATGATAAAGCAATGTTAGAAGGTATGAAAAGAAAAAATATTAATGAAATACAAGGTTGGGAACAAAAAGATTTTGAAAATAGAATAAATAAAAATGAAGAATATTTAAAAGTAGCAAATGATAAAAAAGTAACATTACCAGATGGTACACCAATAGACCAAAATTATATAAAAGATATATATAGTGGTATGAGTTATGATGAAGTTAAAAGAGCAAATGACTTTGATAAAGAATGGATGAAAAGTGTAAGACCAGAAGCAAAAGCAATGCAAATGGCAAAAGTAGCAGAAACAGATAAATATTTATCAACTATGGAAAGATATGAAAGTAGAATAAGTGATGAATATGGTAAAAAAGACTGGGGAGATAATGTATATCCATTTTCAGAAGGAACTGCTTGGAAAGGTACTAAATCAGGGCAAAATTTAACTACTACAGAAATAGCAAAAGCAGTAACTGATAAAATGAAAGAAGCATATCCAGGTATCAAAATAAGTAGAAAAACAAGTTATTATAGTGGAGGAAGTTCAGCAGATTTTAGTATAACAGCAAGTGATAAGCCATTAATAAGAGATATAAGTGATTTTAGTGAAACAGAATTAAATAGATTATATAATAAAGGATACAATAGTAATTATTATAAAGATGTAGGAGAATTTAAAGAAGCATTAAGTAAAAGATTATCTTCAGGTAATATAGATGTAAATAAATATAATATAGATGATGATTATGAATTAACACCTTATGGTAAACAAGTTATAAAAGATTTAAATAAAGTAATAGATGCTTATAATTTTGATGAAAGTGATAGTATGACAGATTATTTTCATACAGGATTTTATAGTGATATAAGTATAGGTAAATATAACAAGCCTTATCAAGTAACAGGTTCAAAGAGTTCAGCAAGTAAAGGTGGAAATACATCATTAGGTAAAATGTCAACAGCAGAATTAAGAAGTTTAGCAAATGAATATGGATTAAAAAGTAATGAATTAAGTAGAAAACAATTATTAGCACAATTAATAGCAGTATTTAATAAGTAGGTGAAATATGAAAAAAGAATATTTTACTAAAGAAGGTAAAAGAATAAGAAATTTCTATAGAAGAAATGGACATATATTTTATATATTAGAAGATGGTACACTAGATACATCAGAAGATTTAAATAAAAAGAATGAAAATGTAGGGTATCACTATGGAGATTTAGGAAAAGCAAGAGATACTAATTATTTTGCAATGAGTAGTTCATATAGAAGTACAGGGCATTTTGGAACTGGTACATATTTTGTTAGTAAAGAAGAAGACCCAGGATATTCTAGAAGAGATAGACCAGTACACAAAGTAAATTTTAATAAATATAAATTATATAAGCCAAAAACAGATTATGAAGCATACCAATTACACGAAACACTTAAAAAAATAAATAATCAAGAATTTTCAGAAGATATACTAACTACATCAAGAAGTTTATTTAAAAAGGATAATATAGATATAGGAAGTGCTTTACATAAGACAATGAAACAAAATGAAAAATTAAAAAGTATGAATTTTAATGACCAAATAAAACAAGATAGTTTAAGTACAATATTTATGAAAAATTTAGGATATGAAGGTATAGATGTAAGACATCTAGAAAGATATGACACTATGGATTATGGTTCAGTAATATATGATTTAAAAGATAAGAAGTAGGTGATTATATATGAATAATCAAAAGATATTAAAAGAAAGATGGGAAGATATAGATAAAAAATTATCTTCCTTTCTTGTAAATAGTAAAAAAATCAATAAGAAGTTAAGAGATGAAATACAAGAAATATTAGATAGTATAAAATTTACTTCAGATGATATATATAAGTATGCAGATATTAAATATATAGCAAAGTTACAAAAGAAGATTAAGGAATTAAAATCTAAAGGTAATTTAAAAGGTTATGCAGGGTATTTATTAAATAGATTATATAATAAGACTAAGTTAAAAAATAATGAAGTATTAAAGGGTTTAATAATGGTTGAGTTCTATAAAAAGAATATAGAATTAGATGAAATAGAAACAACATTATTTGAAGAAGTAGCAGAGATAAGTTATCAAACAGAAGTTAAGAGATTAAAACCTGATAAATGGAAACATTTAAGTTTACCAGATGCTTTTATATATAGTTTATTAATTAATCCTGTATATAATGGTTGGAAATGGTTAGATTATAAAGATGGTAATATAAATTATTATTCTACAATGTTATATGATGCTATAGAAGATTTAATGAATAGAGAACAAGAATTAGATGTATATAGTCCAGAATTAAATAAAGTATTTGAAAAAGAACAAAGAAGTTATATTAACAAAAAAAAAGAAGTATCAAGGGACAAAGATATTTATATAGATGAATACTATGGACCAGTAGATGATGTAGTATGTTATATAGCAAATGCAAGTGCTTTAAGAGGTATGGTAGATAGTGGAGTAACTAAAGTACAATTTGTAGCAGTTATAGATGAAGTTACAACTAAAATGTGTGAAAGTTTAAATGGACAAGTATTTGATATATTTGAATGGAATACTTATGATAGATATTCTAAAGCAGATGATAAGAATGTAGTATATAAAACTAAAGGATTAAAATTAGGAGAAAATTTACCACCTATAGATAATAGTTATCACCACTGTAGAAGTACAATATATCCATATAATGAGTAGTTTTGACAAAGTTCTTAAGTTATGGTAAACTTTGGGTTAGATAAGAAATAATACACCTTATCTAATCCATTTTTTAATTTTGAATGCTATGGGACAGTAATGTAATGTAGTGGGCGAAAAGGAGGAAATACGAATGGAACAAGGAAATACAAATGAAGTAGTTGAGAATACTACTGAAGCAGTTGAAAACACTGCAACAAAAGCAGAAAAAGAGCCAACATTTACTGAATTATTAAAAAATCCTGAATATCAAAAAGAATTTGATAAGTTAGTAGATAAGAGTTTAAAAACTGCAAAATCTAATTGGGAAAAAGATTATGAAGCAAAACTTGAGAAAGAAAGAACAGAAGCAGAAAAGTTAGCAAAAATGGATGCTGACCAAAAAATGCAATATGAATTAAAAAAATCTAATCAAGAAAGAGAAAAACTACAAAGTGAGTTAAATGCAATTAATCTATATAAGACAGCAAGTGAAATTGCAGTAGAAAAAGATTTACCAGTTGGATATTTAGACTTAATTGATTTTAGTAAGGAGAATGCTGATAGTATAACTGAAAAAATGGATAAATTGCAACAATTAAGAGCAAAAGATTTAGAAAGTTATATTAATAGAAAATTAAGACAAGTAACTCCTACTGAAAAAAGAGAAACAACAACTAAAATAGACCCATATATAGAAGGGTTTAACGCAGAATTTGAATAATAGGAAGGAAGGAATAAAATATGAATGAAAATGCTATTAATTTAGTTACAAAATTTTCACCATTAGTAGATGAAAGATTTGCTAGTGAAAGTAAAACAAGTTTAATTACTAATAAAGATTATGATTTTATTGGTACACATTCAATTAAAATTTTCTCTGTTGATACAGCAGAAATGAATGATTATGGAAGAAATACAACTATAGGAACAGGAGAAGGAGAAGTATTATCAAGATATGGTACTATTAAAGATTTATCTAATCAAGTACAAGAAGTATCTATGGAAAAAGACCGTTCATTTACATTCGTAATTGATAAAATGGATGAAGATGAAACACTTGGTGCTTTAAATGCTGGTTCAGCATTAGCAAGACAATTAAGAGAAGTAGTAATACCAGAAGTTGATAAATATACTTATGCTAAAGTATCAGCAAATGCAGGACATACTGAAACTGAAACTATAACAGACCAAAATGCTTATGAAGCAATAAATAAAGGTACAGAATATTTTGATGAAAAATTTATACCAGTAGATGGAAGAGTAGCAATAGTAACTCCTCAATTCTATACAGCATTAAAGAATGATAAAAAAGCAGTATTAGAAACTGAAATTGGTCAAGATATGAGAATTAAAGGTGTAGTAGGAAATATGGATGGAGTAGTAATCCAAAAAGTACCTAGCACATTCCTACCAACAGGAACTAACTTCATACTTGCACATAGAGTTGCAACAACTCAAGCAATTAAATTAGCAGAATACAAAGTAAGAGCAGATGTACCATTTATGAGTGGTTCATTAGTTGAAGGAAGAATTTATTATACAGCATTTGTTAGAAATAACAAAAAGAATGCTATATATGTATCAAACAATGCGTAGTTAGGTGGTGTTCTAAATGATATTAATAAAAGATGGAGTAAAAAGAACACTAAATGATAAAGAAACTATAGCAATATTTAAAGACGCAGGTTGGGAAGAATTTATAGAATTAAAAAAAGAAACAACTGAATTTAATGATATAGATAAATCAGAACAACCTAAATCTAAAAATAATAAAAAACTTAAATAATAATGGAGGCGTTGGGTTATGTATGAATATCAAGATATACTAGATAAAATAATTGCTGATTTATCAGAGAACTATAAGAATGATGAAGAAGTGTTGAAAAGTATAATAAATGATACAATTACCAACGCTTTATTTATATCTAATAGAAAAAATAGTGAAGATAATATAAATTTATTATTACCTGAAATAAAAAAAGCAGTTAAATCAATATATTTACAAAGAGGTGGAGAAGGAAGTAAAAGTCTATCAGAAATAGGTACAAGTACATCATTTGAAGATGCTATAGAAATATTAAGAACAAATATTATTAAAAATGGTAAAAGGAAAGTAATTTAATGTTATTAAAAAACCTAGTATCAATTGACTTATTAAAAGTAACTAATAGAGTAAAGCAACCGAATGGTACTTATATAGATGAATATAGTAAGATAGATACTTATAAAGTAACACCTCAAGAATTAAGTGATGAGATAAGTGCTAATATATATGGTGCTAATATAAGTAATATGTTGAGAATAGCAAGTCCATTAAAAGATTTAGAAACATTATTATATACTAAGGTAGATAATAAAGAAGATAACATCAGTAAGTATAAATTTAATTTAAATGGAATTGACTATAAAATAAAAGCAGTAAAAATGAGTGGTATAGACATTGAAAGATATTAGTAAATTAAGTCAAGACATCAGTAAATGGACTGATAAAATTGATTTAAAAGTAATACAAGCAGTAGAAGATACAGCAAAAGATGTTTATATTGATATTATGCAATTAGCACCTGAAAATACAGGTAAATATAAAGAAAGTATATATATTGACAGTACAAAATTAGAAAAAAATAAAGTGTCAGTATCAATAAAGACAGATATGGTGGTAAGTGCTAAATCTACAGGAAAGCAATATAATTTAGGTAGATTATTAGAAGAAGGTACAGTACCACATTTAATAAGACCAGTAGAAGCAAGTACACTTCACTTTTACATAGATGGAGAAGAAGTATTTACAAAGTTAGTACATCATCCAGGAACTATAGAACAGCCACATTTTATACCAGCATTAATGAAGAACAAAAGAAACTTTAAAAGAAAGTTAAAATTGGCAGTAAAGGAGGCAAAGAAGTGAAAGAAATAAGAGAACTTATCCAAAGTAAATTGGAGGAAATACAAGATTTAGAAGTTACTTCTTTAATTCCTGATGAATTAATGGAAGATGGTAAAATTTATTTTACATATACACTACAAAAATTCTTTGAAGATGGAGATTATGATAAAGATTATACTTATCAAATATTATTAACAGGCTATGTAAAATCAAGAAACAGTAGTGAAGAAAATATACAAGAACAAATAGATATAAAAGGCGAAGAGATACTACAAAAATTAAAAGATTTAAATATCAAATGTAGTATAACAGATATAAATGAAGTAGATAGTGAAGATAGAAAATCAAGAATAACTGGTTCAGTAAGATATAATGAAATAAATTATATATTAATATAGAGAAAGGAAGGATACAATGAGAGAAGAAAAAGCATATAGTGCTTATAATGGTACTAAGTTAGAGTATAGTTCAACAGCAGAAGGAACATATACTCAAATAAAAGGTATCAAACAAACTCCAGATGTAGGTGGAACTCCAAATAAAATAGATACTACAGATTTAGATAATACTAAATATGAAACTGCTATCAATGGATTAATACCAGCACAAGATTATGAATTTGAATTTAATATGGAAAATCCAACAGCAAGTGCTAACATTAAATTAGCAAGTGATTTAGAAGATAGTGGAGAAATCTATTATTGGAAATATACATTATCAAATGGTATAGTAATATCATTTAGAAGTGATGTAAAAACTACAATACAAGGTGGAGGTTCTGGAGATTTAATTGGATTTAGTATCAGTTTATCACCAGTTGATGAAATTGAAAAAACAATACCAACAACTCCAGGAGAATAAAAAAATATAAGGGTGTAGGTGTGATAAAGCACCTATACCTTTTTAAATAAAATAAAGAAAGTGAGAGGAAATACAATGGAAAATACAATGAAATATTATGAAATAGAATTAAATGGGGAAATAATAAAATTAAGATTAACATCTAGTGATAGTATGGCAATAGAAAAGAAAACAGGTGTTAAATTATTAGATTATATACAAGATTATGCAATAACTACAATAATAACTTTATTAATGTATATGAGAAGAAGTGAAGTACCAAATTTTAGTGAAAAAGATGCTACATTACTTTATGATAAATTTATAGATAATGGATACACTATGAAAGATATATTATATGATGTATTATTTGAAGCATTGGCAGTATCGGGTTTTTTATCTCAAGAGGAGTTGAAGGAAATCAAGACACAAGTGAGGGACAACTCCAAGAAACAAAAAGAAATGATAAAGGATATAATGGAAGCATAACAGAATTAATTAATAGTTATTATAATGCTTTAATACAAAAAGGATATAAATTATCAGAATTATACGATATGACTGTTAGAGAATTAATAATTACATTAGAAGAAACAAATAAAGGTATGGCATATAGAATGTGGAGAGAAGCAAGTTTAATAGGTGCATTATTTGATAAATTCCCTAAAACACCAGAAGAGGCTTGTCCTGAATTATATCCACCTAAAAAGACTTATGAAATACCAGACTTCTTATTAGAAAAAGCAATTAAGAGAGGGGTGATGTAATGGGAGATGAAAATACTTATAAAGTAACACTTGAAGCAGAAACAGATGGATTTAAAAAGAAGATTAAAGATGTAGAAAGTGATACTAAAAAATTTGGTGAAACAGTAAAAGAAAATTTAAGACTAAAACTTGATGAGTATGGTAAAAAAATAGGTGATGAAGTAAAAAATGCTTATAGAAATTTTACAAATACTGTTAAAAGAAGTTATGGATTAGATAAAACTTCTGATTTTAATATATCAACAGATTATGACAAACAAATAACTTTACTTGAAGGTAAGATAAATGATTTAATATCTAATATTGAAAAATTAAAAGAAGCAAGTAAAGATGTAGATAATAAACAACAAATATTAGAAGCAGAAGCAGAATTAGAAAAACTTAATATCCAAATAAAAGGATTATATGATAAAAGAATAGATATACTTGACTGGGACCAAACAGAAGCATATATAGATAATTTATATAAAAAATTAGAAGATTTAAAAACAATACAACAAAGTTTAGCAAGTGGAAGTAATGAATTTGCTGGAGTATCATTAAATGCAGTAAATAAAGCAATAGATAGAGTAAATTTTCAAATAAAAACAGCAGAAGATACATTAGTAGAATTTAATGATGAAGGTAAAAAAACAAATAATATATTTGGTGGATTAGGAAAAGTAGTATCTAAAGGATTTAGTGATACAACTAGAAGTATAAAAAGATTAGCATTATCAATGGTAGGAGTACATAGTGCATATTATGTATTATCAAGAGCAATAAGTACATACCAACAATATGATGTAGAAACTACAAATAAGATAAAAAGTGCTTGGGCTGGTTTAGGAGCATTTTTAGCACCAATAGTTCAAACAATAGGAACATTAGTACAAAAAGCAGTAGGATATTTAAATGTATTTATAACAGCATTAACTGGTACTAATTATATACAAAAAGCAAACGATGCTTATAAATATAGTCAGTCAGTAAAGAATATAGGTAAGAGTGCAAAAGAAGCAACTAAATCACTAACTGCAATGGATGAGATAACTAATTTACAAGATAATTCAGGTAGTGGAGGAGATACTGGTGTACCAGACTTTAATCCATTTGAAGCATTGCAACAAGTAGAACTTAATCAAGAATGGGTTAAGAAAATACAAGAAATAGGTGAAGCATTAAGACCTGTATATAATACTATTAAAGATATAATAACTTGGTGCATACAACACCCAAATGTAATAGCAGGTGTTATAGGTGGAGTAGCATTATTAAGTATGTTAGCAAAAGTAATAGGATATGCTGGTGCAGGAACATTAATTGGAACTGGTTTAGCAGGTGTATTAGGAGTTCTATTAGCAATAGTAAGTTTAGGTATTATAACAATAGGTATTAAAGTAATATATGATGATTTAAAAGGATTAAAGAAAGCAACTAAAAAGATAGAAGATGGTTGGGATGAATTAATCAAAAAAGTAGAAGTACTACAACAATATTTAGATGACTGGTATAAAAAATATGATAAAAATAATAAAGAACAAAGAAAACAAATGGATAAAAATCAAGAAAAAGCCAAAAAATATATAAAAGATATGGAAAAATTAAAGAAAGAAATGTCTAATTGGGGTCCAGTACAAACTGCTACAAATATGTTAAGTGGTACATACAAAAATTATAGTAAAGCATACTATGAAGCATACTCAAATTCTCAAGCATACTTAGAAGGTCAGAAAAAATTATATGAGCAAGGAAAATTAACTGATGACCAAGCAAGAACTTATGAGCAATTAATAAAAGACCAAAATAATGCACTAAGAGGTGCTAGTACTATGATGGATGTAGGAAAAAATAAAACAAAAGAGTTAGGTAATTCATTTAAAACTACAAGTACACAAGTAAAAAATATGAAAACAAATACAGATGACTTAAAGACATCAGTAGATAAAGTACCAGGATATAAACAAATAAATATCTCTGCAAATACAGCAGGTGCTAGAGATAGTGTAAATAGATTTATAAATGATTTAAATAGATTAAATTTAAATAAGCCTGCTATTAAAATAGGTGTAGCAATGGGTTCTGGAATGGCAAGTATAATCAGAAATTTACCTTCTTATGATGTAGGTACTCCATTTGTACCAGAAGATGGATTAGCAATGATACATAAAGGAGAAAGAATTATACCAGCAGAATATAACAATGAAAGTTTATTTAATAATAGAAGTAGTGAAACTACAAATGCTTTATTAGTAGAATTAATACAAGCAGTTGAAGAAAGTAGTGATAAAGTACCAGTATTTAATATTAATGGTAAAGAATTTGCAAAAGCAACTTATGAAGATTATAGAAGTGAAGAAAATAGATTAAATAGTAATAATATTGTAAGGAGGGCGTAATTATGGCATTATTAGAAGCGAATTTAGGTGGAGGTTGGTTTGCACTACCAACTCCTTCACCTGAAAATTATTCACCTACATATACACATTTAGAGAAGTCTTTTACAACTTCAAATGGCTATTTACATAGAGATATAATCAGAAGAAACAGAGCAAAAGTAACTTGTGGATGGAATGCTTTAACAGCAGATGAGATGGCACTTTTACAAAGTTTATATGATGCTACATCTTTTCAACTAAGATTTACAGATAATAAAAAACAAAGAGTAGAGAAAAAAGTATATGCAGGTCCATTAGATGGTAAAACTAAAAGGTTAGATAAAGATACTTTATTAATGACATTAAGAACAAGTGTAACTATGAATTTTATAGAATTTTAGGAGGTATATATGAATTATACAGACTATGTAGAAGTAGATAATGCTTATAACAATGATGAAAGAGAATTAGATGCTTATATAAAATTAGAATATAATGTACCTATGTATGAAGATGATGATACATCAGTAATAACATTAAATCTCAATGGATTAGCACCAGAGCCATTAGATAATATAGATATGCAATATGTAACTGATACAACATTAGGAGAACTTGAAGAAGAAATATATATGCAACAAAAAGATGCTACATTAGAAGCAGGATATTTAAAATTAGATGGTACACATTATTTTATAGATAAAGAAAATTTAACAGGATATATAAGTAAAGACATAGTAGGTTCATTAGAAAATAATATTTTATTATTTAGAATAGATATAGATGGTACTAGAATAAATAATGATGTAAAAGGTATGACATTATATTTTGAAGATAATATACCAGATACAATTACAATATTAGATAGAAGATTAGAAAATCAAAGAATAGGTAGAGTAGAAAATAATACAAATAAGACAGTAGTAATAGAATTTACACAAGAATTTGATAAAACTGGAAATAATATACCATTAATAGTTAGATGTCAGAATTTTAATAGAGCAGATAGAAGAATAAGATTAAAAAGAATAGAATTAGGTTTAATTAAGACATATACTAAAGAAGATATAGTAAGTATGAATATAAGTGAAACAGTAAGAAAATTTTGTACTGAAACACCAGAGAACGACTGTGATATAGTATTAAATAATATAGATAAAGACTTTGATGTATTAAATGAAAATGGTTTAGTAAGATATTTAAATAAAGATGTTAAAATAACACCATATATAGGAATACTAACTGAAAATCAAGGTATATGTTATGACAAAATGGGAGTATTTTATTTAGATGAATGGAAGAATAATGATGATGGTACAGTAAATCTAAATTGTAAGAATGCTATAGTAAAATTAAAAGATAAGAATTTGAATTTTACATTAGATAATATAGAAGATACAACTAAAGTAGGTATGTCTTTAATACAAGATGAAGTATATGTAAATAATGTATGGAATACAATAAGTAATATGATAAATTTTAGTTTTAATTATAGTAGAACAGCAGTAACTACAGACCAAGAATGGAATAGAACTACAATGGATAATACATTTACTAATTTAATGGATTATTTACAAAATTTAGCATTTTCAACAGGTAATGTATTTTATTTTGATAGAGAAAACAGATTAAATATAGTAAGACCTATATATATAGAACAAAATGATGATAGTTTTGTATATGAAGAATTAAGTACAGATAACTTTATAAAAGACCCAGAAATAACAAAATTACAAAGACCAGAAGTAATAGAATTTATACAAGATAGTTATACTGTAGATACATCAACTACACAAACAGATAAATATGAAATAGAAGTAGGAGAATATGATAAGATAGTAAGAATAGATTTAAATACAAAAGGAGTATTAACACCTACTACATTAAGTGCTTATAAATGGGGAAGTGCTTCAGCATATCAAATATTAGAAGATGATAGAGGAAATATACAAGCAAATACAGATATGGTATTTATGTTGATTAAAGGTCAAGGTGAAGGACACGATACAGAAGTAGTAACTATAAATTTAACTGTATATCCAGCAAGTTCAAATGCTATAAGTACTTATTATGATGGAATACTAAGAGGAACTGATTATGAGTTAAAAACAGATAATTATATAACATTACAACCTAAATTT